TTTATTGTCTGTTATGTAATATTCCGCGGGGTCGGTTATATCATATTCAATTATAGACAAAGCTTTTCTAATTGGATAAAGCTTTTTTATTTCTTTGCTTTGTTTTCTGTAGTGTTCAAACTGTTGCTTTGATTTGCTCATTTTGTTTTGTGTTTAGTTTATTGCTATTAATTACAAACCCGGACGCATCAAGCCGGGCGGCTTTTCCTTTTGCTTTGAGGCCCAATATAACGCCCGAGTGATTGATCATTACCAGGTCGGACGCGTCACCGTCTACCACCTTAAAACCTTTGTAGTGGGTTGGCAATTGATCCGAGAAGACGGCCGAAACATTAGCCCCGAGGCTTAAGGCCTCGAGGGCCTCGGCTTCGTTATCTTCAGCCCTGGAAAAGGTTAATACATAGTTAGTCGCGTTAATATACTTTTTTACTTTGCCTAATATTTTTGTATAATCATAGAAGACCGCGACCGGGGCCAGGTCGGTAATATCTAAGCCCGCGTATTTTTTCAATAGATATATAAAATCCTGGTCGCTGGTCCCGTTTAATCTAAATGCTATCTGTTCCCCTTTCTTTTTAGCTTTGGCAGTTTCTTTGACAATTTCCCCGGCCAGCTTTTTGATAAATAAAGCTTTATTATATATATAAAAGTTTGTTTTATTTATGCGCGAATTTTGGACGCTATTAAAAGCCCCGCGCCCGGCTACCCATAAGCAAGCCGCCGCGCAACCTTTGGAAGCATTAGGGCAAATATTAACCCCGGCCGCATTTTGATTATATGGTGCTAGGTATAAAATAAAAGTTTTTATTTCGTTCTTTGCTGTCTTTGCGTTGGTGTGGCCCGGGCTCAATAGCCGGGCCGGGATAGTGTAATTTTTCATTATTATATATTTAAAAGTTTAGACTCTAAAAAGCTTTCGATAAATCCGTCGGGAAGCTTTAGAGTTCCTTTACCGTCAGCTATTAGCTCCGCTTCTGTTATTTGGCATTCTGTCGCGGGGGGCGTTTCTCTGTCGCCCGCCCATTCTGTAAATTCAATAATATAATTTATTACAAAATCATCACCTAAATAGGCTTCGTGTTGTTTTCTTTGTTTCATTTTACTTTGGTTTTTATGTTGGTTAAAAGTTTGAGCATTATTAAAAGCTTCATTTAAAAGCTCATTAAATTGCTGTTGCTGGTCCTGGTTAAAATTTATCATCTATTGATTATTTTTGTCAATTGGTTAATATTATTTATACGCTGGTCTATTTCGCCGCCGTCCGCCCACGGGTCCGGCTTAATCCAAACGTACTTTATTCCGCGGGCCTTTATGCTTATAATGTTTTTTGCCCGGACCAGTTTAAAAAACGTTTCCCCGCGCATATCCGCGGCGGGATCGTAAACGGGCAAAAGGCCTTTTTTAATTGGGTTAAAATTTAAGCCCTTACCGGTGACGCCTTTTTTGACGCCCCGGCGAAAAGAGCGGGCGGCAAGCTCGCCGCCGTCCTTACGCCAAACGACGTGGAAGAATTGCCCGCCTTTTGTAATTTTTAACACGTCATTGATTGACGGCTTTTTGGTAGTTTGAAATTTTACAATTGTTTTAGCTTTCATAATGTTAAAGTTTATTGATTAATAAAATAGTTAATAAAGTGGCCCGCGATATAAAAACCGAAAGCGAATAAATAAAGGTTGATAAATAATTTCATTGTGTAAATGTTTTAAAGTTTATACAAATATAAACATTTTATCAACACATACAACAAATAAAAATAAAAATCAAGTACCCCCCCTACTTTTTTTTTAATTGTGGGCGGGGGATCTTTACAAAATGAATTCTGAACTGTATATAATAGGAACGGGCGCGCGTTATTTACAAAGAATTTTGGATACATCCAAACCCAACCCCTTATCAATAATGAATCTAAATAAGGCCCAATCGGCCCGCGCGGGGGGTACTGCGTTTAAGGGGGTACTGCGTTTAAGAGCCTGGATCCTGGCTCCTGGGCCTACTGCGTTTAAGAATTTCGGGGCCACTGCGTTTAAGAATCTACCCCTACTGCGTTTAAGAATTTATCGAATCACATAAGTGCCGCGCTTGGCATTGATCTCTGCAAACTGAAGAGCATATCTCATTGCATCGATACAGTGATTCCACTTGTCTATTGGCCGCTCATTGCGAGCGTGCCATACATAATTATTCAGCTCCTTGATTATATTCTCTGACTTAGCATCTACTATAATCTCATAGTCTTGCATCAGGGCTATCCCTGAAAGGATAGACCCTTTGCCTTTCTTGGCTCCTTTTACATTACAGCCATAAACCTCCCTGAGCTCCTGGATCATCCTAGGCTCATTGTTATCTGTTATAATTATAGAGTCTAAGGCGTGTCTTATGTTCCTTTCGCCTATTTCCTTTGTAGATAGCCCAGGCTTAACGAAACACTCCTGGACCCACATTATCCTATGTTCAGTGTCTACAGAGCATCTGACGAGCGTTGTGGGGTCTGTAGAGAATCCGTAATCTTGTCCGTATACAATCTGATGGTAATCTTTGAATTGGCCAGTTCTCCAGTTGGTGATCACTACACCTTCAGCCTTGTCAATCCACCCACCCATTATTTGGTGCAGATACTTCCTTGGGTTCTTCTTACGCATCATCTCTACCTGCTCAACAAAAGAATTAGATAGATTATCTTTGTTGTCCATATAGCTAGTGTGAATGTATGTTACGTTATCCTTCCATACATTCGACCCAGCTTCTACTCTTTTGGCTGCAAAGAACCTCTGGTATATCCAATGCTCCTTTGTGGTTGGGTTGAGTATTAGTATACATCTATTCTGTTTGTTCTTCTCTCTGACTGATTGGTCTATCTTATCAAAGCTGTCTTCGTCTATAAGCTCTTCTGCTTCATCCAACACAAAGGTCGTAATACCTTGTAAGGACTTAAGCGCAGCGGTTTGATTACCGCTGCTGGTCTTGATACCTTTAAATATTATTGAGCTCCCTGTGGCTGTGTTTAAGATCTCATCCTTAGTTATCCTAAAGTGTTTAGCGATACCGAACAGCTCAAGCTTCTCCAGGAACTCTGGTATAATAGAAGTAGCAGCAGAGACCATAGTATACCTAGCGAACAGAATCTTATGACCCTTCTCCATCGTAAGGAAAGCTAGGAAGGTATTTACTGCAAAGGACTTGCCAGATCCCCTACCACCCGTCACTACAAAGTAACGGGTGTCATTTCCTAAAGCCTGGTATTTATCGTGAAGTTGAGGTGCTGCCACTAGAGTCTCTTGGATTAAGAACCCCTCTTGGGGATAATTTAGCTGGCTTTACATAATAGCCTAGTATTGGATTCACAAGGTAATTCCAAAAGTCCTTTGGAAAGTCCTTTGGATCATTGATCTGTCTCTTCTTGTTCATCTTGTTCTGGTGTTATATCTATTGTGTTATCTATCTCAGGGGCCTGCTGAGTTCCAGCAAATATGTTTGTGATGGGTATGTCTAGCTTTTGACCTCCGCTAGTATAGTCTACACTTTCTGTAGGCTTACCATACTTATATTCAAAGAGTAATTTCATATGGGCGAAAGAGGACTTGGCTTGCTTCGCTAACTCGGCCCAGGCCTCTTCTTCAGAGCCAAAGACCTCCTTCATTGCGTTCAGAGCATAGATACCTATCCTGTCTTTCTTGGCCTCATTTATTGCAGCAGGAGTAGCGTTAACCTTATTGGCTAAGAAATGCTTATCTCCCTTCTTCCTACCATTGTTCCTACGACCATCGTTCTTCTTAATGTACTTAAACTCTTTCGGCTTTCTACCCATACTAATATAACTGATTATCTATCAGCGTGTTTATCATAAAAAAAATTATACAGCTCCCAAGTCTTATTGGCCACACCTATATCAGTGTATACCTTCTTAGACTTTTCCTTTTGAACTCCCCTCTGGACAATAACATAAAATTCAGTGCAACGACCAAAGCATTTCCCAGCAGGGACAGGATATATTTTATATCCGTTGTCTATACACCAGGCAGCCTTCTTCTGGCTGACTAGCGAGTAGTCTATCTTCTCTTTTAGCTTTCTTTTTGTGGCCAAAGTTTAGTCTATAAATAACATTACTAATAAAACTATCACTCCAAGCAAGAACACTAATGCAATTATATCAAACATCATACTTTCTATAATATACTGTTAGTTCTTCTCCCTTCTTTATTGGTTTAATTGCATACAGAGTACTTTCTATAAAATCACTCTTTAATCCAGTATCACTATCTACAGCAGTAGCTTTCCAATCGTGTATAAAGCAGTTAGGTGTTGAGCTATGGTTTAAAAAGCCACCCAAAGGTGTCCTAAATAATTTTTCATAGTAAGGCGTATCAGGAAGTTCAACGTGTGTTACTCCTAATTCACACCCTGCTTCTATATTTTGTGTTGCAAACACTCCTTGTCCGTGTATCTTACTATTCTTTATGGTAAGTTCGTCAGGTATTGGCTTATACATATTCTTTAGTTATAAGGGTTCTATATTCATTCAGCAGAGTTCTATGCTCGACCAATAGGTCGGCATACTTATTCCGATAATACTTCTCCGGGTTAATGTCCCGCTCTCTGGTCTTAGTGCATTTAGCTATAAGCTTATTGAGTTTGTCATATACCTCATATAGATTTATTTCATACTCGACAATCACGTCATCAAATATTTTGATTCCGTGAAGTACCGTGGCGTGATCTCTACCTACAGACATACCTATCTCACTAAGCGAGCAGAACGTATGCTGTCTGCATAGTTTAAAGTATACAGCTCTAGCATATACTCTAGCTCTTAATCTACTAGGATGGCTTAAGTCTAAATCAAGTTCCCTTTCGACAAGCTCTTTTATTTCTCTAATTTTCATATATATCTTTTTGTTTTTCTAGTTCTAATTCTACTCTATTAACTTCCAATTGTATTTCTTTTATAGTACACTTGTCTGCCTTCTCTAATGCTTTCTTTACACCAGCACAAGCTTCATATAATTCTAAAGATTCAAAGTCCTTCATTTGGACTGCTATCTCTTGATAGGTAACGCCCATCAGTAAATCAACCAAAGCAAGATAGTAATAGTTCAAAACCTCAAAATCGTACTCTTCTTTAGTCATTATACAGTTCCGTGTATATACCTATTAAATATAACAGACTCTATTTCTTTGTCAGACTTTCCTAAGAAGTCTTCCTTATATCTGTCCGTACAAATGCGAACTTTCTCTTCTCCAGACTCGAAGCACTCTTCGGAGGCTTCGTATACTCCAATTCTACCAGTAACCTTTTCTACAACTAAGAAAGTAAATCTCTCTACATTAAATAGCTCTCTGTATATATATGGTTGGATATCATAATTGTATTTGCTTTTATATCTAGGATTCCAATTGTCTAATGATGCGGCAGTCTTTAGGTCTACTATATGATTGTTTTTTAAGTAGTCAGCCTTCCCCCTAAAAGGTATCCCATTTATAAGACCTATAGATGGCACTTCCTCTAGACCTCCCTGCAATAAGCTAGAAGCATATTCACACCTGTCTAGAGATTTCTTTTTCAATGCCCTCATAATATAGAAGTGCTTTAGCAACACAACTTCCTTATCGGATTCTTCAGCACGCTCCTTAAAGGCTTTAGTCTGAGACTGAGCATCAAAAAACTCATACCGCTGTTCAAGCTTCTCTGGTTCTAAAGTAAGCATATGAAAAATACTCCCGTGCAACAAAGCATCAGTTTGTTTTCTTTTTGTTGTTAAAGACTGGTAGTATGATATAGAAGACTTTAGCAGTTCTTTACAGGCGGATGAAGATAAAGCCGCTTTGCTTAAGTGACCAAAGTAAAATGGATCCGAATCCATATTGGATATAAGTTCGTCCTTATTCCAGCTTATTCCGTCTAGCAATGTTATTGTATCGTTGCTCATATAGTTTTATTTTCAAGCAAGATAATAAACATTTTGTTAACTACGAAATAGATTTAGGTTTTTCTTCGTAATAAGCCTTTAGTAGATATCCGTCTATTGGACTGATGTTGGATATAGATTTATAGATTAACTTGCTAATAGACTTAACATCCTTTCGCTCCGTAGCAGTAGAGTCTGTCCCTAGGTTTGTGTAGAGATTGCAATCAATCTCCAGCAAAGCATCTACTTTCTTTTGAACAGACCAGGTTCTATAACCTACTATCTTTTGTATTCTGTCTCTAGTATTCATCTCTGTTTCCTTAACTTCTGTATGTATAGAGCTGCATCGAGCAGCTCCTCTTGGAGTTCCCTTAACCATACATAGAATCCATCCGGGTTATCTTGTAAGGTCATCCCATACTCCTTTATCCCACGCTGACTGCGTTTGTCCATAATCTCCTTCACCTCCTCCACAATAGGATCCGTTTTAATCGGATCCCTTCTGGCGGTTGTGTTAGTGTTATACTGTTCTCTGTCTAAAAAATACTTGCTTACTGAATCTCCCATAACTTATAAATATGAATAGCAATGATTATCGTGAATAGATATATTAGCTACCAGCTTGTCTACCTTTTCTGTGTTCTTAAATTGTGTTGTCTTGTTGTGTTTCTGCACAAACCACTCAGGCTTAATCCTGAGCAGGTTGAAGCAGTAAATCCCTTTTGGGGTTGAGCATATGTACATAGGAACCTCTAGGTTCTCGTGGGCCTTATCTACCATATAGTCGTACTTAGATTTCTCTATAAGCAAAGTGTCATAGTGTGCGCCCCTGCACTTAAGCTCAATCCTATGATTTAAGTGAGCTGAATAACAATCCCACCTGCTCATCTTATCTTCTGATTTAACTAAATCAATATAATTGGAGAGTTTAATTTGGCTGAATAGATCAGCCTCATTATACTCACCAATAGGTTTATCGACTATGTTATCCCAGATATTCATTATACACTGCCTCTAACTTATTATAGACCCCGTTGATAAAGCAACTACTACAACCAGACATTTCTCTTTTTTCATTGAAAACCCTATTGTAAATATCTAGAAGCTCCTTTTGTGTTGTGGGGCTTATACTAGAATTAGACTTTGCAAAGAATGCTTTA